GAGGACGAAGCTGCCCTGGAGATGTTCGGACAACTGACTGGCACGCAACGCCTCGGCATCGGTGAAAGCGCCACCATCGCACACGCCATTTCGATCGGCGCCGGCCTCGCTCTGGACGATAGGCGCGCAGCGAACGAAGCGCGTCGCATCAATGGCGGTCTCGTGGTTCTCGGGACCGTCGACCTGACGGTTCAGATGATTGTCGAAGGCCTTCTGAGCGTCCAGGAGGCCGACGCCATCAAGGACGACTGGGCAGCGAACCACCGGTTCAGATTGAAGATCGCGAGCTTCGGCGACCTTCTCTGACCTTTTTGTCGGTTCCACACGAAGACGGAAACATGCCCACCCCTCGCGAAACCATCCTCACCGCGCTGCACGCGCGGCTTTCGGCGTTGCCCGCCACCGCCCTGCGCGGCGAGGTGCTGCCAGAGCGCGTGCCGGCCGAGGGCCTGCTGATCCTGCGCGATGGCGAGCCGGGGGAGCCGGAGATCACGCTGTCGCCGCTCGCCTACCACTACCAGCACCGCGCCGAGATCGAGGCGGTCGTGCAAGGTGCCGATCGCGACACCGCATTCGACACGCTGACCGCCAGCATCGGCACGGCGCTCGCTGCCGACCGCACGCTGGGTGGGCTCTGTGACTGGGTCGAGGCGGAAGCGCCGCGCCCGGTCGATCTACCGGTCGAGGGCGCGGCCAGCCTGAAGGCGGGCGTGATCCCGGTGGTCCTGCACTATTCCACGGCCGACCAGCTGGCCTGACCCCGACAACCCGAGGAGAATACCATGGCACGAGCCCAGGGGGCGCGGGCGCTGATGGCGCTTGCGTTCGAGACCACCTATGGAACGCCGCCCGCAAGCGGCTTCACCCGCATGCCCTTCGCCAGCACCTCGCTCGGCGCGGAGCAGCCGCTGCTGAACTCGGAGCTGCTCGGCTACGGCCGCGATCCGCTGGCGCCGATCAAGGATGCGGTGACGGCCGACGGCGATGTCGTGGTGCCGCTCGACGCAGAAGCCTTCGGCTTCTGGCTGAAGGCAGCCTTCGGCGCACCGACGACCACGGGCGTGGAAGCGCCGTACACCCACGAGTTCCAGTCGGGATCGTGGACGCTGCCCAGCATGTCGATCGAGACCGGCATGCCCGAGGTGCCGCGCTACGCGATGTACTCCGGCTGCGTGCTCGACCAGATCACCTGGCAGATGCAGCGGTCTGGCCTGCTGACGGCAACGGCGCGGCTGGTCGCTCAGGGCGAGACGGTGGGCACGACCACCAACGCCGGCACGCCCGCCGCGCTGGAGCTGAAGCGCTTCGGCCATTTCAACGGGGCGATCACGCGGGACGGCTCGGCCCTCGGCAACGTGGTCTCGGCCGAGATCACCTATGCCAACAACCTCGACAGGATCGAGACCATCCGCTCGGACGGTCGCATCGATGGCGCGGATCCATCCATTGCTGCGCTGACGGGCCGGATCGAGGTGCGGTTCGCCGATCAGACGCTGGTGACGCAGGCGATCAACGGCGAGGCCTGCGAGATGGAATTCGCCTACGTCCTGCCGTCCGGCGAGAGCTTCACCTTCACCGTGCACGCCGTCTACCTGCCGCGCCCGCGCATCGAGATTTCCGGGCCGCAGGGCGTGCAGGCCACCTTCGACTGGCAGGCGGCGCGCGACAGCGTCGTCGGCCGGATGTGCACCGCAACCCTCGTGAACGACGTGGAGACCTATTGATGCTGACGCTCGACCTGACCAACGCCCCGCGCTGGCATGACCTCGCGCCCGGCGTGCGGGTGCAGCTGCGCCCGCTGACCACGGCGCTGATGGTGGCGACCCGCAGCGATCCCGCCGTCGAAGCGGTGCCCGAGGAGGCTTCCGACGAAGAACGGGCCGTCGCCTTCGCCAAGCGCTGGCGCGCCGCGCGGTGCTCGCCTGGGAGGGCATCGGCGACGCCGACGGCAATCCCATCGAGCCGAGCCCGGAGGCCATCGACGCGCTGCTCGATGTCTGGCCGATCTTCGAGGCGTTCCAGCTCAGCTACGTCTCGAAGGGCCTGCTGCTGGAACAGGAAAAAAACGCCTCCGCGCTCTCGCCGAATGGTCCTTCGGCGGGAGCGAGCGATACTGCGAAGCCTGCACACCCTACGAGGGCCGCGAGCAAGCCTGCCCGGACTGCCCGGCGCGGCTGAACCGGCCGCTCACCCACGAGGGCTGGCAGGTCTGGGACCTGGTCGGACGCTTGGCGGCCAGCTCCGTGTCCTGTCCGGCGCGGTGATCGGCTGGGACATGTCCGCCGCGCTGGCGCTCGGAAACGCCCTCGGCGTGCCGCCGCTCGCCATGGCCGAACTGCTGCCGGTCATCGAAGCGGTGATGGTGGCCAAGCTCAACGAACAGATGGATCACTCCCATGGCTGAAAAGAGGGTTAGCGTCCGCCTCGCGGCCGTGGGCGGACGGCAGGTGCGCACAGAGCTGGAAGGCGTGGGCGAGGCCGGGTCGCGAGGCTTCGGGCGGCTGAGCCGGGAGATGGAAGCGGCCAACGCCCGGCTCGCGGCCTTCTCGCGCCGGGCCCGGATCGCGCTCAGCGCGGCGGCTGCGGGCGTCACCACGGCGCTTGCCGCCATGACCCGCGCCACCATCCAGGTGGCCACCCAGACGCAGCAGTTCGCGCAGGTGGCCAACACCGCCCCGGAGGCGTTTCAGCGGTGGGCGGGCGCGTCGCGCACCGTGGGCATCGAGCAGGAGAGGCTCGCCGACATCCTGAAGGACGTGAACGATCGCGTCGGCGACTTCCTGAGCACCGGCGGCGGCCCCATGGCGGACTTCTTCGAGCGGGTCGCGCCCCGGGTCGGCGTCACCGCCGATCAGTTCGCGCGTCTGTCAGGGCCCGAGGCGCTGCAGCTCTACGTGGACACGCTGGAGCGCGCCGGGCTCAGCCAGCAGGAGATGACCTTCTATCTCGAGACCATGGCCTCTGACGCCACCCGGCTGCTGCCGCTTCTCAGGAATGGCGGGGCCGAGATGGAACGGCTCGGCGTTCAGGCCGACGACCTCGGCGCGGTGCTGGACGCCAGCGCAATCCAAGCGCTGCAACGCACCCAGATCGCGCTCGTCGGGGTCTCTCAGGTGTTCGAGGGCATCCGCAACCGTATCGGCGTGGCGCTGGCCCCGGCGGTGGAGTGGATGGCGAACGCCTTTGTCAGCCTTGCTTCCGAAGGCGGGGCGCTCAGGACCGCGCTCGACGCCCTGATCGGCAACATCGGGCGGCTGGCCACCTACGCCGCGACCTTCGTCTCGATCATGGCGGGCCGCTGGGTGGCGGGCTTCGTCGCCGCCGCACTCTCCGTCCGTGGCCTCGCCACGGCGCTGGTCGTCCTGCGCGGCGCGCTGATCCGCACCGGCATCGGCGCGTTGATCGTCGGCGCGGGCGAGCTGGTCTATCAGTTCACCCGCCTCGTGTCCGGCGCGGGCGGCTTCGGCGAGGCCATGTCGCTCCTGAAGGACCTCGCGTCGAGGTCTGGGAACGCATCAAGATGGGCGCGGCTGCGGCGGGCGCTGCGACCACGGCGATGTTCTTCGACCTGAAGGCGGACGCCGCCTCGGGCATGCAGAGCGCCATCGAGAGCGTCGTCGGTTTCGGGAATACCGCAGCGAACACGTTCGAAGGCGCCTACGAGGCGATCAAGGCGATCTGGGGCCTGCTGCCCGCCGCCATCGGCGATCTGGCGTTCCAGGCGGCGAACAGCCTGGTCGACGGCGTCGAGGCGATGCTGAACGGCGTGGTCTCGCGCATCAACGGCTTCATCGGCGGCATCAATCAGGGGCTCGAAGCCCTCGGCTCCGAGCGCCGCATCTCGCTGGTGCCGGACCTCGACCTCGGCGAAATCGAGAACCGCTTCGAAGGCGCGGCGACCGCCGCAACCACCGCAGCGCAGGCGGCCTTCGACCGGGCCTTCGAGGACAACCCGCTGACTGCGCCCGATCTCGGTCTGACCGAGGCGGCGAACCGGGCGCTCGAGTCCGCGAACCTCTATCGCGGCGCGGCGCGCGACCTGGCCGAAGGGGCCCGCGCCCCGCTCGAAAGCTGGCAGGCGCTTCGCGACGCCGTGCGCGGCACCGATGAGGCCAGTGCCGATGCGCTGACCGAGGCCACGGGTGCTGCCGAGCAGCTGGAGACGGCGCTCGGCGATGCCGGACGGGCCGCAACGGGTGCCGGTGCGGCGGCCGGAGCTGCGGCTGCGGCAGCGGAGCCCGCGACCGAGACTGCCGTCACCGGCTGGCAGGCGGTCACGGCGGCGCTGTCCGATTACGCCAGCAAGGCGCGCGAGATCGGCGGCGATATCGGTCAGAGCCTCGTCGGCGCCTTCCAGTCGGCCGAGAACGCGGTGGGCCAGTTCGTGAAGACCGGCAAGCTGAACTTCCGCGACCTGGTCACCTCGCTGCTGGCCGATCTCGCCCAGCTCGCGGCGCGCCGCTTCATCCTCGGGCCGATCGCCAATGCGCTCTCCGGCGTGTTCTCCGGTGCGGGCGGCATCTTCGCCAACGTCCTGCATGCGGGCGGCATGGTCGGATCGGCCGGACCCTCGCGCATGGTCCCGGCCATGGCCTTCGCCGCCGCGCCGCGCATGCATGGCGGCGGGATGGCAGGGCTTCGCCACGACGAAGTGCCCGCGATCCTGCAGCGCGGTGAGCGCGTGCTGTCGCGACGGGAGGCGCAGAGCTACGGCGCGGGCGGGGTCAACGTCACCATCATGGCCCGCGACGCCGAAAGCTTCCGCCAATCAAGGACACAGGTGGCCGCCGACATCGCCCGCGCCGTGTCGCTCGGGCGGAGGGGCATGTGAGTGCGACCCCGCAAGTGGGAACCGGTTGCGGGGGCCAGAGCACGAACCAAGGAGAAACTTGATGGCGTTCCACGAGGTCCGGTTTCCCGACAACATCAGCCGTGGCGCGCGTGGCGGGCCGGAACGGCGCACGCAGATCGTCGAGCTCGCCTCGGGCGACGAGGAGCGCAACGCCAGCTGGGCGAACAGCCGCCGCCGCTACGACGTCGCCTACGGCATCCGCCGCGCCGACGATCTGGCGGCGGTGGTCGCCTTCTTCGAGGCGCGCAACGGCCGGCTGCACGGCTTCCGCTTCAAGGACTGGGGCGACCACAAGTCCTGCCTGCCTTCGGGCACGCCATCGCACACCGACCAGGCGATCGGCACCGGCGACGGCGCGACCACCGTCTTCCATCTGGTGAAGCGCTACACCTCGGGTGCGCAATCCTGGACGCGCGCCATCGCCAAGCCGGTGGCGGGCAGCGTGCGCATCGCGCTCGGCGGGGTCGAGCAGCCCTCCGGCTGGTCGGTCGACACCGCCACCGGCGTGGTCATTTTTGGCACCGCGCCGGGCGGCGGCGTCGCGATCACCGCGGGGTTCGAGTTCGACGTGCCCGTCCGCTTCGATACCGACGTGCTCGACGTCACGCTCGACCTCGAGCGGCTCGGCTCGATTACGTCCATTCCGCTTCTGGAACTGCGCCGATGAAATCCCTCTCGTCTGCGCTGCAGGCCCATCTCGACGAGGGCACGACGACGCTCGCCTGGTGCTGGCGGATCGCCCGCGCCGATGGCGCGAGTTTCGGCTTCACCGATCACGACCGGACGCTCAGCTTTGACGGGACCGACTTTGAGCCCGAGAGCGGGCTGACCGCCTCCGAGGTCCGCTCGGGCTCGGACCTGTCCGTCGATGCGCAGGACGCCGAGGGCGTGCTGACCTCGGACCGCATCACCGAGACCGACATCCTCGACGGACGTTGGGACAACGCCGAGGTCGAGGTCTGGCGGGTGAACTGGGCGGATGCGAGCCAGCGCGTACTGATGCGGCGCGGGGCCATTGGCCAGATCCGGCGCGGGCGGCTGGCCTTTGTGGCCGAGGTGCGCTCGCTCGCTCATGTGCTGGGCCAGACGGTCGGGCGGACCTTCCAGGCAACCTGTGACGCCGCGCTCGGCGACGCGCGCTGCGGTGTGGATCTGGAGAACACGGCGTTCAAGGGCACGGGCGCCGTGATCGACCTTCTGCGCGACCGAGCCTTCACCGCCTCGGGGCTGGGTGCATTCATCTCTGGCTGGTTCACCTTCGGCACGCTCGAATGGACGAGCGGCGCGAATGCGGGCCGACGCACCGAGGTGTTGGGCCATGACGTCACGGATGGCATCGCGGTGCTGACCCTGCTCGAAGCGCCGGTGCGCGCGATCGCCGAGAGCGACGCCTTCACCATCCGCGCGGGCTGCGACAAGCGGATCGAGACCTGCGGGGCCAAGTTCGCGAACACCGCCAACTTCCGTGGCTTCCCGCACATCCCCGGCCAGGACGCGGTGCTGCGCTATGCCACGAAGGATGGTGGGCATGAAGGGTCCGTGCTGTGACCTCCGCCGATCCCGCGCGCGTCATCGCCATCGCGCGGTCCTGGCTCGGCACGCCGTATCACGACCAGGCGAGCCTGCGGGACGTCGGCTGCGACTGCCTTGGTCTCGCCCGGGGCGTCTGGCGCGAGGTGGTGGGCCCGGAACCGTTCCCGATCCCGCCCTACAGTCGGGACTGGGGCGAGACAGGGCCGCGCGAGGTGCTGGCCGAGGGGGCGCGTCGCATGATGATCGAGGTGCCTCCTGTAGAGGCCGGTCCCGGCGCGCTGGTTCTGTTCCGCATGAAGCCGCGCGCCATCGCCAAGCATGTCGGGATCCTGACCCAGCCCGACACCTTCCTCCACGCCTATGAGCGGCTCGGCGTGATCGAGGAACCGTTCACCCCATCCTGGCGACGGCGCATCGCCTTCGCCTTCCTGTTCCCGCAACGCTGAGACCCCCGACATGGCCACCCTCGTTCTCGGTGCCGCTGGCGCTGCCATTGGCGGCAGCATCGGCGGCGCGATCCTCGGCGTCAGCGCCGCGACCATCGGCGGCTTCATCGGCTCCACCATCGGCTCGGTCGTGGACAGCTGGATCATCTCGTCGCTGGCGCCCACGCAACGCATCGAGGGCGCGCGGCTCGACACTTTGCGCATCACCTCCGCCACCGAAGGCGCGGTCATCCCTCGGCTCTACGGCCGCATGCGCATGGGCGGCAACATCATCTGGGCGACGGATTTCCGTGAGGAGACGAAGACCACCACGCAGGGCGGTGGCAAGGGCGGCGGGGGCGGCAAGGTCAAGACGACGGAGTATCTTTACTACGCCAGTTTCGCCGTCGCGCTCTGCGAAGGGCCGATCACCGGCATCGGCCGCATCTGGGCCGACGGCAAGCCGATGGACCTCTCCGGCGTCACCTGGCGCTGGTATCCGGGCGACGAGGCGCAGGCGGCCGATCCGTTCATCGCGGCGAAGATGGGTGCGGCGAACACCCCGGCCTATCGCGGCACGGCCTATGTGGTCTTCGAGGAACTCGCGCTCTCCACCTATGGCAATCGCCTGCCGCAGCTCTCCTTCGAGGTGTTCCGGCCGCTCGCCGACCCCGACACCGCCGAGGGGCTGACCCGCGCCGTCACCATGATCCCGGCCTCGGGCGAGTTCACCTACGCCACGCAGGCGATCCGGAAGACCGATGGCGGCGCGACGGTGCCCGAGAACCTGAACGCGCTGGCCGACTCCACCGACATGGTCGAGGCGCTGGACCGGCTGCAAGCAATGGCGCCTGCGGTCGAGAGCGTCAGCCTCGTCGTCGCGTGGTTCGGCGACGATCTGCGCGCGGGCTCCTGCAAGGTGCGGCCGGGCGTCGAGGTCTCGGCCAAATCGACCACGCCCGCCAGCTGGTCGGTGAACGGCGTCAGCCGCGCCAGCGCCTTCCTGGTCAGCCGCGACGACGAGGATCGGCCCGTCTATGGCGGCACGCCGTCCGACTTCGCGGTGGTGCAGGCAATCCAGGAGATGAAGTCGCGCGGGCTGCGGGTGACATTCTATCCGTTCATCCTGATGGACGTGCCGCCCGGCAACACGCTGCCGAACCCGTATTCCGACAACGCCGCGGAGACCGGTCAGCCAGTCTTCCCGTGGCGCGGACGGATCACCTGTTCTCCGGCAGCGGGATTCGCAGGGACCGTGGACAAGACCGCCACGGCCGCAAGCCAGGTCGCCGCGCTGTTCGGCGCGGCAACACCAGGCAGCTTCAGCGTCTCGGGTCAGACGGTTTCGTGGACAGGTGCGCCGGGCGACTGGGGCCTGCGGCGCATGGTGCTGCACTACGCCCATCTCTGCGCGGCGGCGGGCGGGGTCGACGCCTTTCTGATCGGCACCGAGATGCCGGGGCTGACGACGATCCGCTCGGGCGCCAGCACCTATCCGGCCGTGCAGGCGTATCGGGATCTGCTCGCGGATGTGCGGTCGATCCTCGGGTCCGGGACGAAGATCGGCTATGCCGCCGACTGGTCAGAATACTTCGGGCACCAGCCGGGCGACGGCACCGGCGACGTGTTCTTCCACCTCGATCCGCTCTGGGCCGATCCGGAGATCGATTTCATCGGCATCGACAACTACATGCCGCTGTCGGACTGGCGCGACGGGTTCGAGCATGCCGACGCGGCCGAGGGCTGGCCCGCGATCTACGACCGGGCCTATCTGCAGGGCAACATCGCGGGCGGCGAAGGCTACGACTGGTTCTACGCCAGCGCCGCCGACCGCACCGCGCAGGTCCGCACCGCGATCACCGATGGCGCCGCTGCCAAGCCGTGGGTGTTCCGCTACAAGGATCTTCGGGCCTGGTGGTCGAACCCGCACTACAACCGCCCGGGCGGGGTGGAGAGCGGGACGCCGACGGCATGGACGCCGCAGTCCAAACCGATCTGGTTCACCGAGCTCGGCTGTCCAGCCATCGACCGGGGCACCAACCAGCCGAACGTCTTCTTCGATCCGAAATCCTCGGAAAGCTTCACGCCGCATTTCTCGCGGGGCTGGCGCGACGACGCGATCCAGCGCGCCTATCTCGAGGCGACGTACCTCTGGTGGGGCGAGGCCGCAAACAACCCGGTGTCATCGGTCTATGGCGGCCGGATGGTGCATGTGCCCGAATGCGCTGCCTGGACCTGGGACGCGCGGCCGTACCCGTTCTTTCCGGCGCTGACCGACGTCTGGACGGACGGGGCGAACTGGCGGCTGGGGCACTGGCTGACCGGGCGTCTCGGCGCGGTGTCGCTGGCCGCACTCGTTCGGCACCTCTGTCTTCGCGCCGGGCTGCCCGAGTCCCGGGTCGACGTCACCGGCCTCTGGGGCGCGGTCGAGGGCTACGCAATCACGGCGCTCGAAAGCCCGCGCGCCTCGATCACCACGTTGTCGCGCCACTTCGGCATCGACGCCGTGGAGACCGAGGGCGTGATCCGCTTCGTCATGCGCGGCCGGGCCTCCGTCGCCACCCTCGCGCCCGACGATCTGGTCGCCGCCCGTGAGGGCGACGTACTGGAGCTGACACGGGGCCAGGAAACCGAACTCCCACAGGCCCTGAAGTGGCAGGTCGCCCGCGCCGACGAGGATTACGACGCGGCCCTCGTCGAGGCGCGGCGCATCACCGTGGACACGACGCGGATTGCCTCGGAGAGCTTCCCGATGGCGGTGCCGCCCGAGGAGGCCGAGCGGCGCTGCCGCCGCGCGCTGATGGAGGCGTGGGTAGGCCGCGAGACGGCGGCGTTCCGTCTGCCGCCCTCGCGCCTCGCGCTGGATCCTGCCGACGCGATCCGGCTCCAGCACGATGGGCGGCTGGTCGATTTTCGGCTTGTCTCCATCGCCGACGCGGAGGCGCGCGGCATCGAGGCGGTGCGCCAGGACCGGGCGACCTACGACCTGCCGCCCGGAGACCCTCGCGCGGCGTCGTTGACGCGGGCCGTGGTGTTCGGCGCGCCGGATGCGGTGCTGATGGACCTGCCGCAGCTCACAGAGGACCAGCCCGCGCATCGGCCGTTTGTGGCGGCGCACGCGGTTCCCTGGCCCGGCGAGATGGCGGTGTTCCGCAGCCCCTCGACCGATGGCTTCGAGCTGCTCACCAGCTTCGGCACTCGCGCCCGGATCGGGACGCTGGTCTCGGACTTCTACGCAGGCCCCACGTCGCGCTTCGATCTCGGCAATGCGCTGGTCGTCGATCTGCTGACCGGGACGCTCGAAAGCGTCACCGACCTGACCCTGTTCGGCGGCGCCAATGCGCTCGCTATCGAGAGCGCGCCCGGCGTCTGGGAGATCGTCCAGGCGGGCGCGGCCGAGCTTCTGGCGCCGGGCCGGTATCGGCTGACACGCCTGCTGCGCGGCCAGCGCGGAACAGAAGGCGCCATGGGCAACCCGGCGCCTGCGGGCGCGCGGGTGGTGGTGCTGGACACTGCGCTGGCGTCCCTGCCGATCGCCGAAGCCGATCTCGGCATCCCGTGGAACTGGCGCATCGGCCCGGCGAGCCGCCCGGTCAGCGACGAGACGTATGTGGCGCAATCCTTCACGCCTGCGGGCGTCGGGCTGCGGCCGTTCTCGGGCGCACATGTCGAACAGCCATGGCGCAAGCCGCGTACGCCCGGCGACCTGACCATCCGCTGGACACGCCGGTCCCGCGCGCTGGCTTCGGACAGCTGGGGCGGGTTTGAGGTGCCGCTGGCCGAGGAACTGGAAGCCTACGAGGTCGAAATCCTCGACGGCGTGACCGTGAAGCGGGTCCTGAACACGGCCACCACCAGCGCCGTCTACACCGCCGCCCAGCAGACCGCTGACTGGGGCGCGCTGCTTGAGCCCGGCGACACGCTCGACATCCGCATCTACCAGCTCTCCGCCCTCGTCAGGCGGGGCGCGCGCAAGGTTGTCACGCTGAGCTTCTGAGGCGGCGCAATGAGTTCTGGCACGGCGTGCGAACTACGTCGTAGGCTCGGGACATGCGCCCCGAGGATGAAGACCGGATTGCCGCCCAGCTTGCCAGAGTGATGGCCGTGGCCTGCGTGCGCAACACGCAGCTGGAAACGCTGCATGCCGGCTTGACGCCCGTCTCGCACACGGGTGATGGCAGCGACGTCGTCGTCGAGGACGCCGCGGGCAGGCGCATCCCTTGGTCCGAGGTCTCACGGATCAATGACGACGAGATGCGCGCGTTGATGCGCGAGATCGTGGATCGGCTCTACACCTTCCATCTGCGGATCGACGATCCTGCCTTCCGCGCCGAGATCGATCGCTGGGCCGCAATGACCGCGAAGTGGGACGCGCCGAAGCCGGACCCGGTTCTGTCGGCCATTCCGGCGGAGACGCCCGAGCGCGGGTAGCCCGCCACCTACCATCGCCGCGCCTTCATCCGCCGCCTGCCGTGCAGGCGGCGTTCTTCGTTTTGGAGACCGTCCATGTCCGACGCCACGACCCATCTCCTGCTGCCCTACATCCTGGCGGCGCAGGCCCAGAAGCATGTCACCCACAACGAGGCGCTGAGGATCCTCGACGGGCTCGTTCAGCTCTCCGTGCTCGACCGCGATCTGACAGCGCCGCCCGGCAGCCCCGCCGATGGCGATCGCTACATCGTCGGTTCGGGCGCGACGGGCGACTGGGCGGGCTGGGACCTGAACGTGGCGCTCTGGACGGACGGCGCCTGGCTGCGCCTGCCGCCGCGGACCGGCTGGCGGGCGTGGGTCGAGGACGAGGGCCTGCTGCTGGTCTACGATGGCGCGGGCTGGGTCGGGACCACACCGGCGGCGCTGCAGAACATGGCGCTCCTCGGGCTCGGCACGACGGCGGATGCGTCGAACCCGTTCTCGGCCAAGCTGAACGCCGCGCTCTGGACGGCGAAGACCGTGGCCGAGGGCGGCACTGGCGATCTCTTCTACACCATGAACAAGGAGGCTGCGGGCGACGATCTCGGTCTGACGCTCCAGACCGGCTTCGTGACCAAGGCGCTGGTCGGGCTGTTCGGCTCGGACAGGTTCCGGCTTGCGGTCTCGGCCGACGGCAGCATCTTCTTCGACGGGCTCAGCGTCGACAACGCCACCGGCATCGTCGATCAGCCCCGGCTGCCCCGCTTCAAGGCCTGGACCAACTACGACAACTACGTCGCGTCGGAACCTGGACGAAGATCGGTCTCAACAACACGGATTACAACGATCAGGGCGCGTTCGACGCCGCGAACAACCACTTCGTGGCGCCAGTCGACGGCACCTACCTCTTCGGCGCGACGCTGCTCTACAAGATCAACGCCAGCGCCACGGCCCGCATGCGCGGGCGGCTCGTGCTGA